AGTTGTTATCATGACTTAGCCTCCAACTTAAACTTAGAGGCCTTACCAAATCCTCGTCTAAACTTAGACGCTTGTCTCTTTGTAGGCTCAATCTTTGCCAGTTCACAGCAAGCACGAAAGAGTTTGTCCTGTTTAGAGAATTCACCATTAGTTACTACCTTGATCTTTTCCATGGTACCATCTCCTTTACTTAGTTATAGTTTAACTTCTTTAATCACTCATCCTATCCAACGCCCAGCATAATCCTATAGCCAGCAATCCAGTGATGAATAGGACTGCTGGCTGCACCTTGTCGATGAATTGAAAGATCTCAGTCATTAGAATTTCTCCTTATTTAACCTTAACCACAACTCCATTCTCCATCCAGGCCTCAGCGTACCATCTATGAGCCTCAGGATAATGTGGGCCTTCGAGGTAAATCTTGCCAGTGAAGTTCATTAGGTTCGGCCCAAGGCCAGGCTGGTAGCACTGGACTACCTCGCCGGTTGCTACGACATCTTTGAGGGCTTTCTTTGTTTTGTAGTTAGTGAATGTGTAACTCATGACTGCCTCCTTTTAGAGTTTTTCGTAAAGATAATCTACAAGCTGAACATATTCATCTTGTGTGATTTTATTACAGTCTCTAAAGGCCTCTATGTACCCCAGAAGTCTTTCTCTTCCATAAATAACTTCATCCTCGACAAAAACTGACTCATCCCAAAGTTTATCTAGGTAAGTCAGTAATTCGTCTGCTGCTCCTGTCAATTGCGGCCTGATTTGAGTTGATTTCTCCTGTGATTCCATCTAACTTTCCTCCCTAGGTTTTTATTCTTATTATACCATAACCCTAATCGGTTGTCAAGGGAAAACCAAATTATCCAATTATTTCCATTGGTTAGGGTTTTATAGGTGGATTCCCAGATGAAAACCCACCTAGATGGCCCTTGAGGATCATTCATTGCTTGGTAAATTATTTACCGTAGGGCCATATCTTTCCTTCCAACGTTCAGCCATATAATCAATATCTTCTACAGTTACTCTAGGATCTTTTAACATATCCATAAAGCTCATATATGAATATCCATGTATCATTTCACCTTTTCCTCCTTGTCGTCTCCATTCTCTCATTAACATAAGAATAACTATTCTTAACATTCTCTGGGTCAACATAAGTGTATACTCATTATTCATGATCTTCTCCTCCTTTAAGCATCTGTCGAATGTTTGAAATCTTATCCATCACTGCATCTTTCTTTGCTTCTAACTTACCCAATCTCTCAAGTTGCTTCTTCTCCTCCTTAAGTATTCTATTCTGCATCTTCTCTTGCTCCTTCTCCAAATCAACTTCTTCCTTATCAGGTATCCCTAACTCTCTTGCAGCTTCTTTCTTAGCCTCCTGAGCAATTAACTTTTTCTTCTCCTTATCCTTTGCAGCAATCCTTATATTCTCCTCAGTTATTCTCTTAGCCTCCTCAATGTCTTCTTCTGTAACATCATAAGGCTTAGTTATCACATTAATTACTGTCCTCTCTCCATTTTCTCCAGGCTCACTATACTTCAACCTATTCTTATTATCCACCAACTCAGGGATCATGGCTCTCATAGCCCTTACAAACGCTTTTTTCTTTGCATAGAAATCTGCTGAGAACTTCTTATACTCAAAACTGTCTTCTATTTCCAGAGTAACATTCTCAGGCATATATTCATCAGGTATAGGCCAGAACTTGTGGTAAAATAGCTTTATGATGTCTACAAACCTATCATACTCACCGCTAGCATTATTCCTATACACCTTCTTCTGTACAATAAACTTCTCTTCCTCAGTCGCTTCAGCCCATATCTCCTTCATCTTCTCCTTATCCTCATCTGTGAGCGCATCTTCTCTCCATACAAGAGAGTCTTCTGTTTTACCTATCTCTGCTCCTTCATCATCTGTATCCTTTCCTATCTTCCCATACATCTGTATAGGTAACACTGTCCTCTCATCATTAGCATGAGACTTATCATACACCTGCTTAGTAATCTTATTCGCTGTTCTAGGATCCTCTCCTTCCTCTCTCATACCCTCAAACGATATATAAGCGCCTAGCTTCTGCTTCTTCCTTCCAAGCATTCTACGTTGAAATAGCCTATGCTCATCTAACCAATGCTTAGCGTCTTCCAACCTCACTGTCCCTGTCACCTGTCCATTAGCCCTTAGCACATCTACTGCAAACCCTAGTGCTGAACTAACTGCCTGATTAACACTACTCGCAGGACATCCTGCCCTTTCCATCCACTCAGCCCATAAAGTTAACTGTACCAAGTCAACTCTTACACTTGCTACTGACGTCTTCTCAATCGCCAAAGCTCTCTCATCATCTTCCCACATAGTTATCTCCTTTAATCCTTCGGTTAATTATTTACATAGTTAAAATGGTAGGTAACCCATTCTCTTATCCATTCCTCTTTTTCCATACTCTCCTAATGCCCAGTCTATAATATACTCTATTTCCTCATCCTTCAAATGTCTCCCTCCTTCTCCAAGCCTAACAGTAACAAAGTGTGCAGGAACTCCTTTAAGATTCCTACTCCTATCACTATCTATCACCTCCATTATCTCTCTCCCATCCTCACTCACCTCATTAACTATGTCTCCCAGCTCTCCATACCTATACTCAAACGACATACCTTTCTCTGACAATTTCTCTATCTTCCTTAACACTCCCTCATCTGGCCAGAACTTCACCATTACCTCATCTCCTTCTCTCCTCTCCACCTTACACTCATTCTTCTCCATAGCTACTCTCCTTTAATGTTATTTGTATATGTTATTATTGTGTGTAACAGCTCTTGGGTACGCCTTCTAATTTTCAGCCCTTTTTTTTTTTTTTTTTTTTTACAAGAGAATTTAGGGTTGTATCATAAGAGCTACCACATTAAATGATTACCATTACAAATAACATATCATAAGATTATCACCTACGCAAATCATTAATTGGTGACAGGAGTAGATGAATGGATAGAAGGATAGGTGAATGATAGGATAATAACCCTATGGTAAATAAATTACGTAGTATCAATAGATAATAGCTGCTCTATCCATAGGTGCTCTAGCCTATAGCTCTAGGTTACGACAGGAGGTAGGAGATCACCTATATCCACGAGATATAGATCGTCTATACCATTTAAGCAAAAAAATAGAGCATACTACAGCCAGGATGGTCTCTAGCCATAGTATGCTCGGGTAGAATAGATTACAAAGTCCTCCACATATCTCCTTTAGGTACGCTCCTCACAAACCTTCCAGGTTGGCTCCTCAGTGCCCTCCTGCTCCTTTGCCATGAAGTAATAGATATCTCATCACCTGATGCGAACCATCTAAGTAACCTAGATATCCAATTACTATAAACACGCTCTAGCAATTTATCCCCTCCTTAGGTTAGACCTTGTGCCCTATAAGTACATGCCCTAGCCTTTATTATTTCTTCTCGTATAGCCTTATTATCTGGCGTCGGAGGAATAATCTGCAGCAATGCGTTAATCTTATCCTGGATATACTGGAGTTTATCCCATACTTCGTCCCTATGTTTCACCTTTATCACCTCCCTATCATCTATTCCTTAGAGCATTATTAATCGGCTAGGCTGAGCGTTAAATGTTGGTAATTACTTAACTCTGGTAAATTCCTTGAAGTTCCGCTTCACCATGTGCTTACGCACAGTGTCTGAGTTCAACGGAATCTCCATAGGCTCCTGTATAGACCCTGAGGACTGTCCAAACTTCCTTGGAGTGAGATTCATCACCTTCACAATCACATCCTTGGAATTCCGCTCAATCTCATAAGTGCTCCCATTGCCTCGGCGCTTCCAGGTTTCCTTGGTATTCATTAGTCCTACCTCCATCTGATCTCTAGCCGATTAACAATGCCCTAAGGTTTCCCTAGTCCCATTAATCTAGATCATGGCCGGCTGAGTGTTATTTAGATAGCCTTCAACTCCACGATCAACGCCAGCATTTCTTCCTCGCTATGGTTCCCGGAGGTCAAGGCCAGCATGATCTCGGCCCGTCTCGCTGCCTTCTCATCCACGATAGCCAGTTCGACCTTATCCCCGTTCATACCTACAGTGATCAAGACCTCGTCCCCGTCCTTCATGGCCTCACAGGCTTTACGGAACTTGGAGCGGAACCGGACCTTCAACGCATCAGCCAACAAGCTCGGCACGGCCTTATCATCCACCTGAAAGGTAAAGTTCAACTTCCGAGTCCGTCCACCAGAAATCTCAGTCGTCCCTTCACAATTCACCTTTATCATGGCTTGCTCCTTTATCTAGCCATGACCTAGGTTAATGAGACTAGGTATCTCAGGTTGGGATACCGCTAGTATCCGCACATACGTACTAGTTATCGAGGCCTAGCACACGCCCATCTAATCATCTCAAAGAACCTATTGTCTAGGTACACCTAATGTCATCCACTAGTCACCCTAGTCAATCAATCATGATTAATCATAACATATCCTAGCATAATGTCAAGCGGAATGTGAATGACCCCGCCTAGGGGGATGCACACCTTGGCGGGCGGGAGGTTGACTCCCCCGCATTTTGTCCCAAATTTTCAATCTAACAGTAAGGGTGATGAATAGCGTGAGCGTGAGTGTCTGAGCGTGCGTGGAAACGTAGTGAGTGGCTGCGGAACCAAGAGGTAGGTGAGAAATGATACTATGGTAAATTATTTACGTAGAGGGAAGGTAATGCCTGGCGACAGACATAAGGAATCATTCCCAGAAATGGCCCCGTCCATTTCAGTCCCCAATGCTCCTCCTAAGTGAAATGCGAAGCCTTTCACAGGCATACTGCCCATAGGAATAATCTTCCTAATACTGCCTAGAAACCTCCCTGGGACTCCCAAGAGAAAAAATTTTCAGAAAATTCTACTCTCCTCCTTGTACCAAATAATTGGTTGCGTAGAGGCACTTTTTATGTCATAATGTGGAGAATAAAGGATAACTTTAGGTATACCTTATGGCTATTAATCCTACTTCCTGCAGACGATCTCTCTATGGTTTTGAGATGAGGGAAAATGACCATAGAAGGGATGACTCTGGAAGAAAAACGCATGAGATTAAGCAGGTATGGCAGAGGAATCATGAGATCCTGAGGTTAGCCTTACTTGGCCACAAGTACGTAGACATAGCCGCTACCCTTGGAATCTCGGCACAGACAGTAAGTAACACCTTAAATTCCCAACTTGGAATGGAGAAGCTCTCTGAGATGAGGGCAAAACGTGATGCTGATTCAATCGAAGTCGCAGAGGAAGTCAAGAAGCTCTTTCCAAAGGCCTTGGAAATATATGAAGAGATCCTTTATAACGACTCGGATGAAGTCTCTCTTGAGCTCAAGCTCAAAGCGGCCAATAATGTTCTTATGGACCTCGGCGGGCATAAAGCTCCTACGAAAATCCAAGGACAGTTTGTCCACGGGCATTTGACTGCTGAGGATCTAAATGTGATTAAGGAGAGGGGCAAGGAAGCAGCTAAGGCCCGTGGATTGTTAGTAATAGAAGCTGATATTGAGGATCAGGAGAATACGTAACCTTCGGTTAAAAATTTACTAAGCCACGGAAAACGGCAGTTTTCCATGAAAGATCGCAATAGCAATGATAGATCTTTGCAGTTTTCCATGAAAGATCACAATAACCTAAATGAGGTCTCCATGGCTGATAGTGTTAATCCTAAGGTCTCTATAGTAATCTCTAACCGCAACGACACGGTGATGTTGGCTGTCACGATTAGGTCTGCATTGGAGGCTTTGAAGGAAATAGATGACTTCGGAGACGTGATTATAGTAGACAACTCCGACGAGGCTATCTTCAAATCCCTCCCTAGTTTCATCGGCAGTAGGTATCTCCAAGAAGGAAAAATCAAGATCCTCCGCCAACCCTTCCCCTGTCTCTTCACCGCTCGTGAACAAGCTATCCAACACTCTACTGCTAAGTACGTTCTCTGTGTCGATGGCCATGCTATCTTTGGTCATAATATGGTGAAAGACCTAGTCTCCTTTATGGACGGTAGAATTGATGATCCTACCATCGGCTTCGCTCATGCACCTATCTCCTGGGCTCACCAGCATGAGGCTCGGGCCAAGCATGACCGGGACATCTCCATCCATGAACTCGGAGATTGGAATAAAGCATATAAAGAAACTAGGCCTATCACCTGGAAAGGTATGCCGTGGATTTGCCGGCGTGAGTGGTTCCTAAACAAAGAAACTGGCCTCAATGGCTACGGAGCTCTTGCTCAGCATCGCATCTCGTGGGGTGGTGGAGATATGCACATAGGGGTCAAACCCTGGCTCCTAGGTTTCTCCAACTGGGCCGTGCCTACCTCTCCCCTAATCCACATAGGTCCTTTTCCACAGGATAGTCTCAAAGGTAATCGTAACATAGTCAAGGTCTCTCCTGCTGACTCCACATCCTACGCCTACCGCCAATACAGTGAGTCAGGAAACTTCCCTCACGGCTTTGGGTTTCTAGTTTCCTGCTACGTCCTCGGCGGCGAATCTATGATGCTCCGCAATAAAGACATTATAAGTAATAAATTCGGGAAATTCATAGATGTCAACAAGTGGTGGAATAAAGCTATTGAACTCGGCGCTGACGAAAAACTTTGGCTAGACACCCATAAAGTTATGTCCTTTGAAGAATTCCTCTTAACCAAGCCATGGAATGATTCTATGGTCAAAAATTTACGGAGTTAATTATGAAAAGACTACTATTAATCCTCTTTGCAATATTTATCCTCGTATCTCCTGTCCAAGGAGAATTCTTCAAAGATATAATACTCACCTCCCCGACAGGCATCTGGACTGATTCTCGAGCCTACACTACTCTCAATGCTGCCGTAACTGCCATCGGAGCTCTTGAACAAGACCTCTACATAGCTAAAGAAGAAACAGTAACTACATTAGTAATCCCTGCTAACATCCGCCTACATTTTGTTAAGGGCGGTTCAATAGCTAATTCAAACACCCTCACAATCAACACCAAGAACATCCACGCTGATCATCAAATATTCACAGGCGCTGGTGCAGTAAACTTTGCTGCTGGTTCTGAGGTCCAGTCTATTTGGTTCGTAGATTTCGAAACAGCCATAACCCAAACTTCTAACGACACAGTAACTCTCACCATCAATAAAGCTGATACTCTTCTCAACAGCGCTGCAGTTGGTAATAATGTCCTTCTCAAATGGAATACCTCTAACCTAATAACCATCTCCGCTGGTCAAACCCTCTCTAACATCGGCAACATAAGTGCTCCAGATCTCCGCCTATTCGTGGTCTCAGGCTCTATCGCATTCAAGAATCCATCTCCTTTATCAGCTATCTACGCCTCTTGGTTTGGTGATAGCGCAGCAACCTTAGACATCGCTGATAATGCTGCAGCTGCTGTAGGAAAAGAGCTTCGTATTACCTATGCATACACTATTGATGATAATGTTACCTTAACAGCCCCAAAAATTTCTATTAATCCTAACATTCCTTTCGCTATCGCCACCACTAAAACCCTAACCATCAACGGAACCCTGGATGCCGGCCTTTACCAAATCTTCTCCTGCACTGGCACTGGGAAGGTGGTCTTTGGGGCCGGGGCGGTAAAAGAAGTTTACCCGGAGTGGTGGGGGGCGGTTGGGGATGGCAGCACCGACGATTACACCCCCTGTCAAGCGGCGTTGACGGCGGCAGAGAATCACACCTGCACCTTTACCGAAAAGAAAACCTTTGCCACTTCCGAAACCTTGGGAGTCCCCTCTAACTGTGTTGTCAAAATTATCAACCATGCCACGGTGAAACTGGTTAGGGATGATAAGTTGGGCCGTCCGGTGTTCCGTAACGCCGATGCTGCGCTTCCTTCTGCCTGGGTGGACGGCGAGCCTACTACCGGATTTCCAGCCAATGAGAATATCAGTTTTGTCGGGGATGACACTGGCACCATTGACGGCGATGGGCTGAATTTTTATAAAAACCAATGGTCTGATGCCACTACCTTTGTCAATGACCAGAGCGGGCCTTTGGGTACATCAGACCCGTTTTACAATGCCACCGCTATTACAATGGTGGGGGTAAAAGGATTAACTGTTAATGGCATTAATTTCTACAACCCCGCCGAATGGTGTCTAAGATTTCGATGCTGTACCGACATATCATTTACAGGCAACCAGGTTGATACTGGCTACGGCAGCGCCATGACCGGCACCGGGTCTGCTGCTAATGGCTCAAATCAGGATGGGGTACATTTTGAGTCATGCAACCGGGCCACTATAACGGGCAATAGAATTACGAGTTTGGATGACAGGTTGGCGATTTCGGCCTATTGGACTGAAGGTAGTAAGGATATAACCGCTACCGGCAACGTGTTAATTCAAAACGTTACCCTTGAAAGTGAAGCCGGGGACGGTTTACCACTACAGTCTGCCAGCATCTTGGTTGGAATGTTAGGAACCTTTTCTGCTGGCAATACAGGTGTAGTCAAGAACGTCAATGTTACTGGCAATGTGGGGCGGGGTGGTAATGCCTTTAGATGTTATACAGAAACCCCGGTGGGAGATGGTGCCACCTATGGGGTGGAAGGTTGCAGCATATCCAATAATTCCTTTTTCGACTTAACCGAATCAACTGACTTTTCCGGTTCATTCACGCGGGCAATGGTTATAGGAACACAGGACTGTTTTTTTAATAGCAATAAATTTAACAATATGAAACGAGGAGGTTATTTCATATCAGATGTTGATGGTGTAAAAATTTCTAATAATACCTTTAAGGGCATACAGGTTCTATCTGATGCAGAATATTGGGGATCGCCATTTTATGTTGATGCTTTTTATGGCACCGTGAAAGATTTAACCATAGACGGCTGCATTGCCTATGATTCTATTCATGGGTTTATTTATGCAGATTGTGTAGATGATAATACTTCAAGCAATATTACCATTAGCAACAATAAAATTCTGAATTTCAATAGCGGTTCTATTGATACAGGTACCGACCAATATTCCCGTGCTGGCATTTTTCTACAAAATATGGCTAATGCCGAAATCCGTAATAATTTCGTTAGTGGTAATGCGTTGGGAATACGCACTATAAACGTACTTGACCTTGCGGTTAGCCATAACACCGTTAAGAACTGCCTCTTAGGGACAAATGGCGATGTGCATGGCATCCAAGTACAAAACGATGCTCCAGGGACAAGTAGGTTGAGGCTTACCAATAATTATATAACCGGGTGCGGTGGGCGTGGTATCCAGGCTAACAACTGGTCATTAGTCGAATTGTTAGATAACCAGGTCATACTAAACAACCAACAGGGCACCGGGCAGTCGGAATTTCTGGTGCATATGTCGGACAACCTGGGGGCAATTAATGGTTCGGGGCTTGCCCAAGGCAATCATATTATCGGGGATGGGACTAAATCATCTATAGGATTGCAGGTCTTGTCTGGGAATAACAATACCATTACAGGGAGGCTAAAGTTTGGCCGCAATGAGTTTGATGGCCTTGCCGAAACCTCAGATTACTCCCGTGAATCGGGTTATGCCGGGCAAGTGGAAGTTTGGCTCGATACCGTTCCGCCCATTGCTGGTAACTGGATTCAGGGCGACCGGGCCTGGCTAAAAGCGGCGGTCAGCGGCGGCTCTCCAGGGTCTATCTATACCGCTACGGGATGGAAGGCACTGGCGGCGTTGCCATAGCGGGGCTGACAGGAGTCGCCCTTATTGCCAAGGATGGCGGACACTTAACAATCAGCTACGTTGCGAATAAGGGGGAGGGGTTATGGCAAACCCAGTAACTCATGAAGTTTTATATCTGGAAGTTATCCGATATGCTCTGTGGGTTATCGGAGTTGTGACCACCCTTGGCATTGGAGAGACGCTTCGCCGCCTGATTCGCATGGAGAAGAAGCAGGATGAGCAGAGGGAAACTCACAATCAGTGTCGTCTCACCCTTATGTCTAAGGCTGACTTTGCGATCTGGAAAGATCACGATTGGGCTGAGTGGAAGCGGGGCCGGGAAGACCTGTGGGATTGCGTCAACAGACACTCTCACGTTGGAATTGAGGGTGATGTTAATGGTAAGGTGGTGAAGTTGTAGGAGAAATCATGACCGAACCCTTAAAAGCCCCAAATCATTGCTACTCCAAAGAGCAGGGAATTACCCTGGAGCACTATTTTGACCGGGTGATGGGAGACTGTAAGGATGGCTGTAATGGCCGGTTTATCTCAATGGAAAAGGCTGTTGACACTGCCAAGGAATCAATGGAGAAGCGGCTTGACAGCATGAACGAGTTTCGGGATGCGCTGAAGGATCAGGCGTCTCGGTTCGTTACTAGAACAGAACTACTGGCGGCGGCAGTCGGAATTTCGACAGTCGTGTCAATCATCGTTTCCATCCTAATGAAGGTTATGAAATGAAATGAACCCTACGTTAAATTTTAACCATAGGGATTCACGAGATAACGAAACCCTGGCTGAGGCCCTAAAACGATATGAGGATGAAAAGGCCAAGCGTGAACCTCTACTGGTCGATCAAGGGAAGATGGAAGGGGGATTAGATGAAGTCAAAATTGCTTAGAATCGCAGAACAAGATTACGGGGTCGCTGAGATTCCTGGGCCTAAGAACAATCCGAAGATCGTGGCCTATCATGCGTCAACGGATACAGGACCTGACTCAGAGGATACCTCATGGTGCTCATCCGCCGTTAATTTTTGGGTAGAGAAGGCCGGGTACAAGGGCACCGGAAGTAAGGCCGCCCGGTCATGGCTCGATTGGGGCCGGGAGCCGAATGATGATGAATACAAAGGCTGCATCTGTGTCCTCTGGCGGGGGTCCCCGGACGGCTGGCAAGGGCATGTAGGCCTGCTGGTAGACTGGACCGATGATCAGGTGTGCCTCTTGGGAGGCAACCAGAACAACCGGGTAAGCCGGGCCTGGTTTCCTGTGGAGCGGGTGCTTGGGTATCGGGTACCGGTGTAAAGGAGAAATGATGGGTAAAAACTGGATCACAACGGTAGGTGGCATTCTGACTGCGGTGGGGGCAAGCCTCATAACTCAGGAAGATCCCACTTTGCGATTGATCGGGCAGGTCTTGTCTGTTCTGGGCCCCCTTGTCTTAGGCTGGGCTGCCAAACAGTACAACGTCACCGGTGGCAGCATCCCGCAGGCTTCGCCTCCTGGTGTGGCGCTCAAGAGTGATGCTCTGGGGGTGGTGGCCGCGGTTGATGCGATTAAGACACCCTCCTATGAAGAGGTGAGGGTTAAGGAAATGGCTCAGGATGTTCTCGCTACTCCAACTTCGCTTGAGGCAGCACTGAAAACCAAAGAGGGGTGTTAACAGTGACCCCAATCGAAGCCTTCCTCCACGACATTAAGTACCAGATCAACCACAAGATTCAGGCTGGCTTGCCGAGTGAGGACCTTAAAGACTTGGTGCATTTAATTGATGAGAAATTACAAAAACTAAATCGTGGGCGTGCAACTCCAACAATCTATTCTGCGCACGCTTGCGAAAGGTGTCATCAAAGAGGCACGTGTTTATCTGTTCTGTGCTCACTGAAATGTGGCGGGCATTATGTAAGTGGCAATAAGCTACTCTGTATATCATGCCTCAAGCATGAAATGTGTATTTAAACAAAGAACAAGGAGAGATAACATGAAAAAGTATCTGAAAATCAGTGCAGTTATTGTTCTGGCGCTGGTGTTGTCCTTAGTATCTATGGGCTGCACCTGCAAACGGGTTGATCCTGAAACTATGATTACTACCGACACGATGGCTAATTGCCTGACGGCGGCGCAGGAGTTGTTCTGCTCACCGACCGTTGAGGAAAAAGCTGAGGCTGCTTCTGTGCTCTCCTTTATTACCAGTGGTGTGGACATTGCCAATATGATTACTGACACTTCCATTACCACGGCCCAAGTGCAGACTATCTTTGCTCTCGTCCAGGCTGGGGCTTGTGTGCTGCTTACAGACCTTCAAGCGGCGGTAGCGTGGTATGCAACCCTGACCTCCGCCATGCAAACTAAGGTGATGACGGGCAAGATGGCAAGTCAGCAAAAAATGCCTCCGGCGATTCCTGCGCTGCGGGTTCAGGCGGGGAAGGTTAGGTAAATGAGTAACCGCTGGCTATGGTTTATGAAATACCTCCTCATCCCGCTGACTGCAATGTTGGCGGGAGTAGGAGGAATGCTGTGGGCGATGATTCGCAGTGGGTCTTTGACTGATAAGGCAATGAGGGGGGTTTATGAGTAATCAAGCGATTATCTCTGGCATCAATAACTACAAACACGACCCTGGGGCGCAATTAAGAGGTTGTATAGAGGACGCTCAGCAGATGAACCTCCTGGCCCTAAACTACCTGGACTTTGAACCGTCAAGTATTTCTTTACTGTTGGATTCCCAGGCCACGGCCGAACGTATCAAGGGCCATGTGTTCACGGCGGTGCAGCAGTCAAAGCCGGGAGACCATATCCTCTGGACCCACTCCAGCCACGGCACGAATGAGCCTGATACTACTCAGGCCGATGGTATGCAGGAGTTGCTCTGCTGTTATGACACCAAAGAGGAAAACGGCTGGTGGAATATGTACTCGGTGATTCCTGCTCGGTTCATTGGAGAGGTAATCAAAGAGCTGCATCCCGAAGCCCACATGGACATCATTCTCGACTGCTGCTATGCCCCGGAAGGCAGTCAACTCAAGGCAATGGGGCTGAGTTACGACAAGGCCAGGTTTCTTCCCAACTCCACTCGGATCATGGTTGGTAGTCAGACTGATACAATTCCTATTCCCAAGCCAACCAAACTACCACCTAACGTCTGTCTCTGGTCGGCTTGTGAATCCAGCCAAACCTCAGCCGATGCCTATATCGACGGTAAATGGCAGGGTGCTTTCTCAGCTGCGTTCAGGAAGTTCTTTAAGGTGGGGCGGAGTCGATCTGATATTATCTACTACGCTCGGAAATGGCTTGGGGATAATCGGTATGAGCAGGTTCCACATCTATATGGAGTAGGATTGGCACAGAAGTTCATGATTTAACCTATGTAAATTTTTGACTTTAGGATCACAAATGATAGACAATGAACTCATGGATATTTTGGCTGCTTGCAGTGTTAGTACTCAGGTGACTGCTACTACTATATTCCCTGAGCGCTTCAATCAGCCGTTTGCTCCAGCTGTCCATGGTAAGATATTTGATCTAATAGACGATGTGTCGAAGAACTTAGTAGCCATTGCTGCACCTCGAGGTTGGGGGAAGACGTCTATTGTGGCACTGGCACTTATTGCCAGACACATCTTGTTTCGCATAACAGACTTTATTGTCTATATCAATATGAGTCATGATGCAGCTTCACTACAAACCGAGAACCTCCGGCGTGAACTAGTCAGCAATCCTATAATCAAGGAACTATTTGGTAAGGTGAAGATAGAAACTGGTGATAAGGACTTTGAGGAATCTTTCTCCAAAAAAGCTTGGGTAGCCTATGAGACCCTAGTGCTTCCCAGGGGTGCTGGTCAACAGGTTCGTGGAGTATTATATAAGAACTCTCGGCCAGGGCTAATAGTTATTGATGATCTGGAAAATACCGAGAACATCATTAGTGAGGAATTCCGTAGAAAGCAACGTGAGTGGCTATACGCTGATGTTATGAAGTCTGTCCCAAGGCTCCACAAGAACTGGAAGATAGTTTACATAGACACCTTAAAACATGAGGACTCACAGCTTCAGCATTTATTAGAATCATCTATATGGAGCTCTGTCCGTCTCGAAGCTTGCGACGACAACTTCGTACCAACTGCTCCTGAGTTCATGTCTCAAGCTGATATTACTAAGGAATGGCAAGATCACCAGGAAGCTGGACAAACAGATGTTTTCTTTCGGGAACTTAGGAATCTTCCTATATCTACAAAAGATGCTAGTTTTCAAAAAGACTACTTTCGTTACTATAATGTTACTCATGATAGACCTTTACGAGATAGGGACCTTAGTCTAACGGATGCTGAAATAACTAATGATGAGCGGATAGAAAACATTGTAATAGTTGATCCTGCTAAGACAGTAAAGTTACATTCAGCTGAGTCAGCTATCATAGGTCTAGGAATTGATCTAGCTAACGCAAGAGTATTAGTTCGTGATATAGTGTCTGAAAAATTCTATCCTGATCAACTGTACGACGCTATCTTTGAAATGGCTGCTAGGCTAAATGCTATGGCGATAGGCATTGAGGAAACTTCACTAAATGAGTTTATTAAGCAGCCTATGCGAAACCAGATGTTTGTTCGTCAGCAGTTTCACATCCTTCACTGGCTAAAGCCTCGTGGAGGGTTGATGAAGAAAGAAGGACGGATTAGGGAACTAGTACCTTTCTATCGCCTAGGATATATCTATCATAATTTAGCTTGCCTTAAAATAGGTGCTCTGGAAAGTCAGTTACTTATGTTTCCTAGGTCTAAACTCTGGGACATTATGGATGCCTTAGCATACCTCATTCAAATGCTTGAACTTGGTGGGAGGTACATGATCCCTGATCAAGACCCGGGGAATTCAGAGGCTGAGTATAAAGAACTTAAATATGAAAAACCTGTCGATGATTGGCGCTTATGTTAAAATTTGACGGAGCATTAAATGGCACTACGTAAACTATATATAGGAACAGTAGGACCTTTCCTCTTCGAGGATACTGATCTCATCAATGATGCTGATGGGGACTTCCTTGGGGAATCTTATAGTGCGATAGTAAGCGATGGGCAGATATTGATAGAAGATGCACCTACTAATCCTAATCATATAGTTAGGCTCCAAGATTTAGCTAATACATTAGTACCCACCTTCTCGGATGTAACAGCTGGGCGGGCGCTTAATACAGTATACCAGAATGGAAACTATCTAACATTCGCTCAGATATCATTGAGGCTAAGAGAAAATCCTAGTCCAACAACTTTAGCTCCAACAACTTTGGCGCCGACTACGTTAGCTACTACCCTGGCACCTACAACAGTATTAACGACTCCAGCTCCTCCAACACTAGCACCTACAACGACTCCACTAGAAGGTGCTAGAGCTAATTTTCTGGAAGAAGCTGTTGATCCACCTACTATCATCACCGGCATAGTTGCTAAAGCTCTCGGAGGAAATGAGTATGTAGAACTAACTCTATCCGTAATTATTCCTCCTAATCACTATTTCATGCTTGAAGAAGATCAACCTTATATAGAAATACTAAGGTGGATAGAATATCAACTAGGAGTATAAACATGCCTTATATTGTATCAGGTGATACCACCCTATCAAAAGTAGACTCGGATATTTATAAGGCTGACTATAAATATAGTTATCCTGAGGGATTGGACCTTAAGCCTGGGTCTAAACTTCATACCAAGATAAAAGACCAACTTATGTCCAGGGCTAGAGATTCCAGGAATGAGACCTCAAAGAGGTTTCCTAGCTGGAGAAAAATAGATCAGGTGTTAACTACTTATATTCCCTTGAAAGATAAGGAAATACAGATAAAGGAAAAAGATTCTACAAAACCAGTGTCTATAATATTCCCTTATACTTACTCAATGCTGGAGGCCTTGTTAACTTATCTCTCCCTAGCATTCTTCCAAGATCCTATGATACAGTATGAAGGAGTAGGTCCTGAAGATATCCAAGGTGCTATGCTCATGGAACTTGTGATTAGACTCCACTGCTATAAGTCTAAAGTTCCTTTGGCTGTTCATACTGCATTAAGGGATTCGTTAAGTTATGGCATAGGATTATCTACTCCTGCTTGGACAGTGAATAGAGGACGTAGACCTATTAAGTCGTCTATTATTACTGAAAGTGATATGGGCCAGAGTTCCTCTCAACAAATAGAATGGATAGACGATGTTATCTTTGAGGGAAACAAACTGGAAAGCATCGACCCTTATATGTGGTTCCCTGATCCTTCAGTCAGTAGTGATAAGATACAAGACGGAGAATTCGTAGGCTGGATGGTTAGAGATAACTACATGAATATCTTGAGTGAAGAGCAGGGTTCACCTCAAGAGATGTTTAATACTAAATATCTCAAGCATGTAAAGGATAGAAGATCTACTTTCTCAGTAGATGAATCTGATAGAGAACTTAAGTTCAAAAAGACTAGTCCTCCAGTCGTGAGTTCTCTGTCCCCAGTAGACAAACTCTATATGTATGTCAACCTAATTCCTAAAGACTGGGAGTTAGGTAAGAGTGAATACCCAGAGAAATGGATGTTCTGTCTTGCCTCTGATGAAGTAATTCTTCAAGCACAGAAATCTAACCTTGCTCACGGAATGTATCCTGTGAGTATAGCAAGCCCTGAGTTTGATGGATATAGTCCGACGCCTATCGGACGGATTGAGATTTTATCTGGACTGCAAGAGACATTGGACTGGCTCTTCAACTCACATACCGCTAACGTCCGTAAGGCCATCAACGATATGTTTGTAGTTGATCCTTACCTTGTAAACATTGAGGATATTAAAGATCCTAAACCAGGTAAACTTATTCGCCTACGTCGTCCTGCATGGGGAAAGGGAGTTGACAAGGTTGTCCAACAGTTTCCTGTAACAGATATAACTCGACAGAACATAGCTGACTCAGCATATATCACCCAGTGGATGGATCGTATCTCCGGCGCTGATCAATCTATGTCTGGCGCTCAACGTCAAGGCGGGCCTGATAGATTAACTAAAGGTGAATTTCAAGGAACTCGTGGTAGTGCTATTAGTCGCTTACAGCGTCTTGCTATGATTATAGGTATGCAGTATATGCAGGACATAGGAACAATGTTCGCTGTTCATACTCAGCAATTTATGTCAAAAGAAGTATATGTAAAGGCTATGGGCAGGAATGCTGAGGCTCTAATCAATACCTTTGGAGCAAAGGGTCGTATTCCTGTGTCAATTTATGACTTAGCGGTGGATTATGATACTATCGTAAGGGATGGTTCGATACCTGGAGGTAACTTTAGTGATGCCTGGTTACAGTTGTTTCAGACTATCGGAACCACTCCAGAGTTAAATCAGCAATTTGATGTTACTAGAATCTTTATGTTCATAGCGCAGCAACTTGGAGCGAAGAATGTAGAGGACTTCAAACGCAATGTTAATAGAATAAATCCAACTGTTATGCCTGACAAACAGGTTGAGAGAGAAGTCCAAGCAGGTAATATGATTCCTACTGATGAGGCCTTCTAATGAAATACAAGGCGATGAATCTTAGGGCTACTAAAGCGGCTATTGAGGAATTTAAGGGATCTGTTTTATGGAAGGATATAAAGAGAGAATTAGGGACATGGAGGAGAATGGCAGGGGATGAGGTTGTATCTCTTGCTCAAATCTGTTCTGATATAAAAGACTTAACTCATATAGCTCGAGTCGGTGGTAGGATGGAAGCTATAGACTATATGCTGGAGATTCTTGATATCTTCATACAGGAGATAGACGATGCTAGACGTGACGAAACCGACTGATCAGGAGCATGTGGCTCAGTTACCTTACTGGATTAGGCAGACTAGGACTGCGCTAAATGCTATCCAGGCATTAGATAGTAACATAGAGGTTACTGATGTACCTCTATTGGCTGGGGCTACTGGCTTAGTAATTCCTACAGACCTGACCGTGGCTCTTATCGAGGTAGTAACTATAGATTCCACCGGCATAAGTAATATAGCTACTATCCAAAACGGGGTTCATGGACAGATTAAAATCTTCATCTTCAAGGATAATAATATATCTATTGTAGATGGAGCGAAAAATGCTAGTGGGAATTTCTACCTTAATCAGCTTCCAGTTGGATCTAGCCTCGATGCTGCTATCGACGATGTTCTGGCAGTAGTGAACATCAACGGGGATGGTGGAGCTACTACTCACGGATATTGGAAAGAGCTCTGGAGACAGATCTCTGTTAAATAAAAGGAGGATTTATGGACGGATTGGCAGATGAAATTAAAGAGATGAATGAGTTGGAGCCTAAAGAGGTGAGCACTAATGCTCCCTCAACAGATTCTCCAGGGACTACTAGTCCTGTAACTGAAGTAGGATCAACAGAGGCTCCTACCACAGAAGCTCCTCTTGATCCTTATGAGGTTATGACTAGGCGCTTAGCTGAGCTTGAGGAGAAACTGGAGAAAGCCACTAAGAAGAAACCAGCAACAGAGGCTCCTTCTACTGAGGCTCCTATTGAGTTACAGGACTTTACAGCTGGTCTTGAAGATGAGGATTTAGGAGATCTCTCAAAAGAAAAACTGAACAAGCTTCTCAATGCAGTCTATGAAGCAGGAGTAAGGACAGCCAGAAGTCAGGCTACTGAGAATGTCTTTAGAAAACTCCCTGATGTGGTAAAGAACAACGTCAGTACCTACATTGCACTGACTGAGGCTACTCGACAGTTCTATGTAGACAATCCTGATCTAAAGGCTCATGCAGCTAAGGTCGCTGAGGTCTACGAATCCTTTGCTGCTGAGAACATGGATAAGCCAGTGCAAGAACTATTCAATGAACTTGGAGATAAAGTGAGAAGTGTTCTGAAACTCCAAAAAGTGGCTAAGACTCCTGCTCCTACACTCCCTGGAGGGACCGGAAAAAAGAGTGGGCCTAAAGAAGCACCAAAACTATCTGGTATGATGGCTGAGATTGAAGCCATGAAT